CCGGTAGTGATCACCGTGCCAGTCGTTGCTGGCAGCGTGATCGTGGTGGTGCCAGCCGTAGCTGTTGGCAGCAGTGTGACCGTGCCGCTGGTGGAGCCGGGCAGCGCCACCGAGCTGATGCCGGTAAGCGCTTGGTTGGCGCTCGAGCGGTTCAGCGCCACTGATGTGGTGCCAACAAACAGGCTGCTGTTTCCCAGCACGCCGCTGGGCACAGTGCCGCTCAGTTGGCCAGCAGGCACGTTGGTGAGCGATGCGCCAGAGCCGCTAAAGGCAGTTGCCGTGATGGTGCCGGCGGTGAAGTTGCCGGAGGCATCGCGCGCAACGATGGCGCTGGCCGTGTTGGCGCTTGTGGCTGTAGTGGCAGAGTTCGCCACCTTGCCGGCGGTGCTGATGGTGTCGAGTTTGGTGTCCGCGATCGCCGCGCTGGCGTTGATGTCAGCGTTGACGATGGCGCCCGAAAGCACGACGGTGCCAGTGGCGTCTGGCAGTGTGATCGTGCGATCGGCAGTAGGGTCTGTAACCGCCAGCGTCGTCTCAAAGGTGTTGGCCGTGCCGCCCTCAAAGGTCAGGCTGCCGGTCGTGCCGATCTCAAGGTTGCTGGTGACAGTGCCGCCAGCCTTGGCGAGCTTGTCGTCCTCGAGCTCTTGAATGGCGGTCTGAACGTTGGTGGCTGCAACGCCGCCATAAGGGGTGAAGCTGATGTTGCTGGCCAACTGGCCTGCGATGCCGTTGGAGACATCCACCAGCTCCCAAGCGTTGCCGTTGGACACAATCATGTCAGGCGGTGCCAGCGCTACGGCAGGTGCGGGTGCCGTGCCTGTGCCGGAATCCGAGACAACTAGGTAGTAGCGCAGGTTGTTGTTGGAAGATGCAGGCAGTGCGCTGCCGATCACTAGGCCAGCTGCAGTGCCTGCGGCCGTCAGGGACTTAACCTCATTGGCGGATGCGTCGTAGGTGCCGGCGTAAATCAGCTCACCAGCGGTGATCGTGATCGGCTGCCACGCTGCACCGTCGTACAGGTACAGATCGCCGTTCAGCGCATCGAAGAAATACTGACCTTGGAATTCAGCAGTCGGGAATGTGACCACGCCAGCGGTGCTGCCGGCACCACCGAATTTCACGGTGGATGCGTTGGCAAGCTTGTTGCCGGTGACGGAGTTGTTGGCAATCCGTGCGATGTCCAGCGTGCCGGTCGTCAGTTTGCTGGCGGGCAGCTCAGGAATGTCAGCCTCGAGCAGGTTGCTGGTGCCCGTGACGTGACCTTGCGCGTCAAACGACACCTTCGCAGCCGAACCCGATGCAATGGCATTGCTGTGGTTCAAGGCGCCGGTGGCGCCCATTGTCAGGCCAGTGCCAGGGCGCACTGCACCGATTGCGCCAGCCGTAGCGGCGGGCAGGTCTGCGGCCGTGATGTCGCGACCGCCTGTAACCAGACCCTTGCTGCTGTATTGCACCACCTGGTAGGAGGTGCTGTTGGCGGTCACGTCGTTGTTGAGCTCGAGCGTGTCGCCATCCATACGGAGCCCCTCTCCGTTGACGATCACGCCACCCTTTGCCGAGGTGGTGGCGGCCGGCAAATCGCTGCCGATGATGTTGCGGTAGCCGACAGCGCCAGCGCCAGAGGAGGGGCCGGCCAAAAATTGACCAGCGGCGTCCGTGTTGTCGAGCGTGGTCGAGATTGAAACGTTGTCGCCGCTCGTGGTGATCACCACGTTGACGATGCCTTCGCCGCTGCCAGTGAACGTGTTCACCGAGCCCGATGCCTTGATCGTTGCCCAGGTGCTGCCGTTCCAGCAGTAAATCTTCAGGTTGGTGGTATCGAGGGCCAGCTGGCCTACAAAGGCGCCAGTGACCGGCAGGCTGGTGACTAGATCGACTGTGGACTCATCGCCAAGCTTGGCGGCAGTCACTGCATCGTCTGCCAGCTTGGTGGTGGTGACGCCACCGTTGGCCAGCGCAGTGCCCGGCACCTGGTTAGAGCCGAACAGGATCTTGGCGCCAGGAATGGTGGCGTCAGCGATCAGCGTGACGGCCTGCCCTGTAAAGTCTGTGACGGTAATCTTCTTCGTCTCGCTCGCTGAGACATCGACCACCGGCAGCAGGTCGCCCGCTGCAAGGTTGGCGCCGGCCAGTGCCGCGAGTTCGGAAATGCGAAGATCTGCCATGGAACCTCGGCTTGCTAGTCGGCACCCTCTTGAAGCAGGCTAGCAGTCGCGTCCTGCTCAAGCCTGATGTCACCTTGATCTTCCTGCAGGATTTTGTCGGCAGGCACTGTTTTCGTCAGCAGCCGAATTGGCCCTGTGGTGATGAAATCAGCAGTCATCTCAACGATCGTGCTTGGCGCAAACTGCACCGCTGACGCCGTGATCACCCCGTTGATTTCGTACCAAATCTGATCGTCGCTTGAGGCGACCTGGCCGCTTGGGTTGTAGGAATCGGTCTTGAGGTAGAGACGCGCCGAAAACTCAGAGCCAACTTCAGTCCTAACCGCCAGCTGCAGCAAGTAGTGCGGCGTCTCGTAGCTGCCATTACCGCAGCAGTCCTTGTAATCCCACTGACCGCTGATCCGGCCGGATCCTGACATCAGGCTGCTCCACTGGCTGCGGAATTGTTCTGAAAGCCCAGTGATGTCGATCGTCTCGCGGCTGGTGTTCAATTCGTAGCTCGTGATCGCGCCAAGGATGCGCGGCTTGGCATTTGCCACCACCACCCTGATCGGGATGTCGGCCGCGATCGTGTCCATAGCGATAGCTGCCGCGGTCGTGCCGCTCAACGCATCGCCGAAGTCGGAATACAGCCGAATTCCTCCCAAGTCATCGACATGCACGAACCACTTGCCATTTGACTGTTTGATCCCGTCGTTCCATCCGGTCTCATCAACAAACCCAAGCACAGCGCCGTTGGTGCTGGTGATTTCGATCTGATCGCCGGTGATCAGGAAGCCAGTCTCGAAATCAAACGAGAATCGCTTGCGGCCGACGTTCACGTCGGACGGGTTCACAACCGACTCCTTCGCGCCCTCCACGGATTTCCGCAGAAGCTGCACCTCGCCAAACGTGCCGAGATAGACCGCCATCAGACTGTCGCCGTGGTGAGCGCCCCAGTTGCCTGGAAGCTGATCTGAGCTGAGACCACCTCGCCGACCGAAGCGCCGAACGATGCGCTGGTGATGTAGGCCGTGAGCGCCACATCGTTTGAACTGTTCCCGTCGAGCAAGCGCAGGGTCAGGGTCACCGTGTCCGTTGCGGCCACGCCGTTGCCGCCAGTCTTCACCAGTTTGCGCAGCAGCTCGCCGGCGTCGTTGCTGCCGTCGTCGCCTTTGTAGTAGATCAGGCTTGCGCTGCCGTTGAAGCTTTGGATGCCGGGCGTAAAGGTGCGCACGCCATCGCCGAGGCTGGTGGTTTCCAGTAGCTCAAGATCAGCCTGTAGCGACCAGCTGGTCACCTTCACCAGCACGTCACTACCCAGCAGCAGCTGGCCGTCGCGTCCTGTGTAAGCCTTGGCCATGCGCTGAGCCTCCTAGGTCCAGTCTAGAGAACACCAATCAGCTTCACTGAAACGGAGCTGATGCCTGGTCGGATGTTGTTGACGGTTGGCGGACCGTCGTAGCGCCAACTGTTGCCGGGGGCAGCATCGATGGCGTCGCCGTTGCCGCTCCAGCCTGCGCGTACAACAGCGGGCAGGGCAAAGGTCGAGTAGGTCCCCTTGGTTTCGTCGTAATGATCGAGGAACTGCTCAGCCTGCGCGTCGGTGATGTTGTCGAACGCCAAGCTGAGCGACATGCCGGTGCGACGGCTGCCGTACAGGATCCGAGCCTCAACACCGGATTGCGACCTGTAGGTGCGCACTGGAAAATCGCCACCTTCATAGGCGCGGGATGTCGGTTGCAAGCTCGGGAACGGCATGATCAGCCCTCAGTCTGGAAGCTGCCACCTGAGACTAGGTCCAGTGCGATCAGGCTGTTGTCAGTTGATGTGCAGGGAAACTCGGTGGCATTGATTTCGACCAGCCCATCCTCGTTAAGTGTGAGCTGCTCGATCATGTAGACGTTGCTGGAGGTCGAGACGTTGTTGATGGTAAAAAGCGTGTCCCACAGGTTGGCTTCAACGGCCTTGCCGCCAGCCACGGTCAACGTTGCAGTCTTGGTTTCGTCGTCAGTCTGCTGCCAGTAGGTGATCGTGTAAGCGCCGTCCGCGAGTTCGGTGGCGGAG